CAGGGTTGGCAGATATCTCAAGAAAATTGAACACAGGGTTTTTAAATCCATCGGGAAATTGTTTGACCATCCCACGGTCATGAAGGGATACGACATACATGATACAGCTCGAATTATGAGGGAAAAATGGGATATGTTTGATAAACCAGTAGCTGTTGGCTTAGATGCCAGCAGGTTTGATCAACACGTTTCACAGGATGCCCTCAAGTTTGAGCATGAATTGTGTGTCTCCTGTTTTGCAAGCAAGAAAGATAGGTTTAAGTTGGGGAAGTTGCTTGAACACCAGTTGGAGAACCGGTGTGTGGGCTATACTCCTGATGGTAACCTGTCTTATACTACCGATGGCACCCGCATGAGTGGCGATATGAATACCTCTTTAGGTAATTGCATACTCATGTGTGGTATGATTTGGCAGTATCTCAGCGATAGAAGTATTGTTGGCTCGCTTGCAAACAATGGCGACGATTGTGTCGTTTTTATGGAAGAACGAGACTTGGAGAAGTTTTCCCTCGGTCTCGATGGCTGGTTTCGGAAACTGGGCTTCAACATGGTTGTCGAGGCTCCAGTTTATGAATTTGGCCAATTGGAATTTTGCCAAACGAAACCAGTTTTTGATGGTGTTCGCTGGGTCATGGTCCGCAACCCAATTACAGCCATTGCTAAGGATTCAGTTATGCTGGAACCTTATCAGTCCAAAGCCAAGTTTCTTGGCTGGTTGGATTCAGTTGGTGTTGGGGGGTTGTCAATGACTGGCGGTATACCAATCTTCCAATCTTTTTATGGGATGTATGTGAGGTCTGGCAAGAAACGCATGGTGCCTGATCGATTACTTAGCTGGAACATGCAATGGCATTTGAAGCATGGAGTTTGTCGCCATGTGGTGCCAGTGACAGCTGAAGCTCGGTCTAGCTTCTACGACTCGTTCGGGATAACTCCTGACGAGCAGTTGGAGCTAGAAAGGTATTATGACGGCATGTTTATCCGTCCTGACCTGGGCTCTGTTTATGAGCCCAGGCGTGTGTTTCCTGACCTATAATCGCAGTTTGGGGTTGCGCTCTTAAGGGACCAAAGACAATTTGATGTGCTAATATAAATGCCAAGAGGCTGCACGGTCCCCCGCTAGGTGAGCGCAATGAACAGTCCCGTTGGGTTGCGGGATCCCATATTAACCCTTATGCCTATTAACTTTTCTGTCCCCCCTTTGAACGTGACTGAGCCAGTTTCATTTGCTAATTACGAACGATTTTTGCATTGGAGGAATCAACCACGCACTGCGGCTTTTACACGATTTTCGAATAGCAACCCTGCCGATTTACCTGGTCCGTTTAATTACGCACCCGATTATTTGCCTGCAGGTAGCCCTATTTGGTCTGAGTCATCATCTGTTTGGGAATCCATTAGTCTTGGTAGTGACTCTGTGGCCACTGAATCTGCGTTTGGTGAACTAGGAGAGGTTGCTGTTGCTAATCCTGAAGCTTTACCTGCTGTTGGTCTTGTCGCTGCTGGGTTGTTAGCCTACAAATATCCCGAGGAAACCAGGAGTGCTTTTGAAAACATATTTTTAACCACCACAGGACTATATGGCGCCTCTGAAGCGATCAAATATTTCGAAGAACGGCCAAAGCGTGCTGGGCAAGCGGAAACGCCAAGCCCAAGCACAGCCCCTCCGTTCGGTCCGAACCATGGCAACACCTATGGTAAGCCGTGATCCTAATGCTGTGTTTGGTCCTGTTTCTCAGATTTCTAGTGCTCCCGTGTCCATGGGCAATAGCATTCAGGGCACTAAGCCGATTGTGCATCCTATGAAAGATGGAGTTCGTATCCAGGGTCGTGACTTTATGTTCCAGTTGGCTAACGTCGTTAGTTCCACTCAAACGAATTGGGTTTTAGCGGGTGGTTGCCCACTTATTCCTCATGCTTTTGTTGCCTCTACGCTGAGGGGGTATGCTAGTATGTATTCTGAATTTACTGTTCACGGTTATAGTTTTCACTATGTGACTGCTTCCCCTACAAGTGTTGTTGGGGATGTCATGTTTTATGTGAACAAGGACCGTGGGTCTGCTCTTCTTGATACTAGCAATTCCAATTTTATGAGCGTCGTTCTGAGTGATCCGAATACTGTCATTGGTCCGTTGTGGAAAAACCATACTGCTACTTATGTCCCCACCTTCAAAACGTACACGACCAACATTCTTAATGATGAGCCGTTGCGCGATGAAGGTCCTGGTGAGCTGTTCATTTATAGCAAGACTGGTATTAACTCTACAATTGGCTCGCCTGGATATGTTGTAGTTGATTTCGACATCACTTTTCGCACTCTCCAGACCAATTACCGTGACTTGACGTTCCCCATTGCTCGATTGAAATATACACAATATGGGCTTGGTTATGCTATTAATGTAGCTATTACACTTGGTAACGAAGCGGTCATGCGAACAAATACATCTATGCTTGATGGGTCTTCTCCATCATAAGCAATGATGCTGCTGCTCGTATTGGGGATGTTTACAAGATTGTTATGTGCCCTCAGTATGGGGCTTTTTCCGGAGTTAGTACGGCTAATTTGTTGCTGTATCAAACCAGACTGGGCACCGAGACATCCATTGCTAGCACTGCTATAACCATTGACGATGGATTTACATGTTTTGGGGTATACAATGCCACTTCTAATGGCATCATGATGTTGTACCCAACGTTTGCTTCCGCTATGTCTCAGCAATCCCCATATTTGTGGGGTGTTACAGCCCCAGTGGCCCAATGGACTTTACCTTCATGGCTTTCGTTGGTTGGCAACGTTGGCGCTGTCACGTATCAATCTAACTTCTAGTTTATTAGGCTTATGACCCGTCGCAGGGTCTTTAAACATGTGCGCTGGGAGCTGGCAACCCATTGCGTTGGAGCACATACGATCCAAAACCAGATAGTACAAACAAATTAGTCATGTTTAGTCTTAGTACAACTTAATCAGAGTGCCGGAATCGATGCGTAGGACCTTGGTGTTGGTACGGCGAACCGGATGGGACGCGCTGATTAGGAGTGGAAAGGCGACTGTTCGTTTAAATGCCATCTATGGCTTAAATAGTAACCCTTGTGTCAACAACGAAACTCTTCGGATACCTGTGTGTTGACGCCGTGCAAACCGGCTACCTTTTTGGTAATGCCCCTTGTGGG